AGGTATATTTAAAACTTTACCTACATATGTAGCAGCACCGCTTGTACCTGTTGTGGTTAAGCTATTAATTGTGTTTAGATCCCAAGATCTATTTGCACTTAAGTCATATCCTACAGAGTTAATTGTAATAGTCCTTGTTGCAGGAACATATACTGTAGAATCAAGGGTACCGTTTGCTTTTAAAAATTGACTAGATGTTCCACCTCCAACAATAAATGCTGAAGATGTAATATTAAATGAACCTAAGTTTACATTTTGTAAAGCACCTGTATATGGCACATAGTCCAATCCAATAAGATCACCTATAGAACTTATCGAAAAGTTTTTGGTAAGATTCAAATTGTCTACATCAGTACCTATTAATAGATCACTTAATGTAGGATTTGATAATATCGGATATGAACTTATCTGTGACATTATTCCAAGTTTATTTTAAGTCATCGATATCAGACTTAATCTCTTTGGCTCTGCTCAATAAACGCTTAAGCATCTTCCATATATCGATATTGTAAGCTTCTTCTATGTTTTCTTTAACTGAAACTAGTTCTATAAATATAAGAACTATAGCACACATTTTAGTAAACATAAACTCAATCCCGAACCATAAGACAACAAATTCATTCAAAAGATATTTGTCCATAAGGAAAAGGAAAAGCACAGTTACTTCATATAGAAGCATTTTACTAACTATAGTAGAAAGCTTTCTACTTCTAATACTTTTCAAACCGTGAAGTTTTATTGATTTAAATACTCCTGTAAAAGTGTCAAGGATAATAGCCATAGCAACGGCAACAAGAAGCCCATATATTGGGACAAATAATAAAAGTAAGGAGGCAAAAAGATATTGTATATATTTCATCTTCCCTGCCCTTTATAAGTCTTCTTATAAAGCTTGCTACTCTTATTGCTACTTGTAGAATTCTTAGCAGCCAAGCCCTTCTTCTTATGCTTCTTCTTGTAGATGCTACTTACTATTACCTTTGCCATTCTACCAAAGTGCGATAATGTTGTTAGCAGTTGTGTCAGTAGCGAATACTCTAATCACTTGGAAAGTAGATAGAAATCCGTTTGGTATGTTTGTGAAAGTAATGTCATCACCACCTGCTGTCAATACACGTAATACTCCTCCTGTACCAACATATAATACACATCCCTCTACTTCTCCGTTACCGGGATTTGGAATGTTTACAGTATCACTCTTAGTGACAACAGCGGCTCTTGATTGTTGTAATTTCTGATATGCCATGATCTTATTAATTAATCTTCTTTATATGGAAATGCACGATTAAGTGCATCACGTCTTTTTGAACAGCCACAATCTTTATCTGCAGCTTTAGCTACAGTCTCAACTACTTTCTTGATACCTGTAACCTTAGTTATCTTTTCGATGGTATCTCCTAGTCCTTTGCTTTTCATATTCTTTATAAGAAAGAATGGCACCAACCAATTAAGACTGATGCCGTTCTTACTGTTTATTTTTAAGTGAATAATTTATTCAACTTCTTCAACAGATTGCTCAACATCAATACCTTCAACCCATCCTGCTAAGAACTTAAAGTTCTCAATACCTTCACTTGAGAAAGTAAATTGATAAAACTCGAAAGTCTCATCAAGCAATTTTTTCATATCCTTAGACATCGCTTTGATGCCATCCTTAGTGAAGTTATATTCACCATTCTCTTTTAGATTCAAAACACCGTTAGAATCTGTATGAGCATGATCAAGACGAATGTCTTCTCTCTTCTCATTATACTCATCAAATAGAGGCTTGATCTTATCTACGATCTTTTTAATCTTTGCCTCTGCCTTACTGCCTTTCTCAGTAGGAGTCATGTTCAACGCTCTAACTAGCTCTAGCAATTCAGCGTTTGTCTTTAATACTTTCTGTGCCATTTGATTTAATTTTTTAATGATGAACAAATATAGTTAAACTTTAGAAATTCTTTTACCCATTCCAACTTTACTCTTCTCTAATTTTTTAGCAGCAAGTCTTGAAGGACTTATCTCGCTCTTAGTCTTTGGTGTTTTTGATGATATTCTTTTGGTCGGTCGGCAGTATTCATTACGCCCACCTGCTCCGCATGGTTTACCACTTTTTGTATCTTGCCACTTCTCTGCTTGCCAACGCTTTAGACTAGTTCCTGCAGAACTCTTCTTTACATTACCCGATGCCTTACGACACTTAGCAATAGCTTGAGAAGCCCTAGCAGAAGGGAACACATCATAAGATGACTTTACCTTTTTGTAACAAGAGTCTTTCATTTCTTTCTATTCATCCTAGTAGACAAACGAGAAAACTTTCTTTCAGCCCTACCTCCTGTCAAGTACTTACCTTTTTCTCCCTTAACAAAGTTACCTGACACAGTACCATTATCATTCTTCTTTAATGAAGCACTTCGGTACTTACCCTTATCACCCTTAACTATATTCTGAGTGACCATCTTAGTGTCACCTGTATCTGTGTTAGAAGTAAAAACAGAAGAGAACTTACCATTCTTATTGGTACTTCTTCTATAAGTATTTACTTGAATAGGATTTTTCATTAGTACTTACCTCTTCTTGATTTAGGTGAAGATTTAGTAGATCCTCCGGGACCTGCCCATAAGTTCTTACATGCCCAATACTTAGCAGATAATTTATCTTTAGCAGTATCGCATTTATGACGAGCCTTAAATGAAGACCGTGCCGCTGCTGAATAGTTATGACCATAACCCTCAGCACCAAAGTGAATTAGCTTTTCTTGTCCATTAGCACAAGCTTTAACCATTCTCTTCTTGCCGGGTCTGTCAGAAGCAACGACACGGTTACATTTCATTTTAGACTTAACAGCCATAATTATTTATTTTTTAGCTCTAAGTCTAGCATTATAAGCTCGAGCAGCAGGCTTAGCTTCTTTCTCAAGTTTTCTTACTTTGATACGTTTATCAAACTTATCAAGCTCAGAAAGACCTTGTCTTACAGGAGATTTTTCAACACCTGAATTAACAGGCTTTGCCTTCTCAACTGCTTTACGTGAAGCGTTAATCAATTTGTCTTGAGCCTTGTTTACTTTATCAACAGCCTTGGCTATTTTAGGAGCACTCTTAGCTTGCATTTCTTTTTTCTTAGCATAAGAAGCAGGCTCCTCTCTACTTGAGATGCCATATTTGTCAACCAATTTTGATACTTTACCTCTTGCCTTATCTACTTTTTTTGTGGCTCTAGCGACTCTGCCGCCCGGGCCCATTCCTTTACCTGTTGCCATGATTATTTCTTCTTGTTGTAACGATCTGTAATTTTTTGAGCTTTTTTCTCAAACTTTGTGTAAGATTTATCAAATGCGGACATAGGATTAGATGACCTTATGGTCTTCTTTATCATCTTGTCAGATGCCTTGTCAATCTTTTTAGCCGCTCTAGCTTCTCTTCTATCAGAAGCTTTACCTGAGCCACCGCTATACATAGCACACATTTCGATTACTTCTTTTTACCCATTTTTTTACCAATAGCTTTTTTAACTACAGGCTTCTTGGCTGCGGCTTTCTTAGCCATTGCTTTCTTTGGTCCACCTAGGACTGCAGCTTTGGGCATACCCATAGCCATCATTTGATCTCCTTTCATTTTGTTTTTGTTTTTGGTTTGTAAGATGTTGCTGTTTTAACTTTTTGTGTACAAGGTTTCATAATCTTATTATTTAAATTTACTATCTATTTCTTCTTGACTTAATGGCGTTTGCTATTGCTCCAACTCCTGTCGCTGTTGCTATAGCATCTCCAACAGCAGATCCTATTTTTGCTGCTCTTTCAATTCTTCTATCAGCTAGTGTTCCCTCACGAGCTTGATCAATATTGCTTTGCCATCTAGCTTGCTTCTTCTGTTCTTTATACTCTTTTTTAGTAAGAGTCTTTCTATTTCCGGGATCAGGAGTAGGAGCCAAAGGAATATCTTTCCTCTTATTCTTCATGGGATTAGAAGGATTGCTTAAAGGAAAATCTTTGTTTCTTGACTTTGCCATGATTAATATTTTAACTTTGCTTTACAAATGTAATAAAATGAAATCAGATTATTTAAAATATTGGAAGGTCATCTCTCAATACACTAAAGTCAAGTATAAGATCTCACAATCAGACCTTGACGTAATTCTTTTCCTATATTCGGAAAAATATTTCAAAGTCACAAAGTTTAAAGAATTTAGTGAACTGCTTTCTTGGGATAGATCAAGGTTTAATAGACTTCTTGAAAATGGATGGATAGAAAACTTTAGGCCCGGATACAAAGGAAGAAGAGCAGTATACGCTCTATCATATAAAGCCAAACGAATGGTAAACTCTATCTATAAAAAGTTAGAGGGTGAGGAGATCCCAATGACCGCATGCAACAATCCAATGTTTGCAAAAAAAGTACGGTACACCGATAAGGTATACCGCAACATGATCAGTCAAATGAATAAAGAAATTAAAGATTCAAAACTTAAAGAACAA